TGTCATTATCCAAATCTAGTGCAATACCCATAACATCATTATTGGTATAAGTTGTTAATCCAGTTATTTGTGATGTATTACTTACATAAACAGCACCACTTGCCCCATAGTTTACAGATGTAGCATTATTTGTATTTTCATAATAAAGACCATCATTATTACTATCACGATGACCAGCAGAAGATGTGATGATTCCTATACGGATTGTTGGATCTGTTGAACTATAGCCAGATACCATTTTAAACTCAACGTACCATTTACCCGAACTTACAGGTATAGTTGCAGATGACCTTAAATGATTGTTTCCACTAACACCATTATATTGAAGATTTCCTTCTGAATAAGTTACTGGATTACTAACATTTACATTAAGAGGGTTAAAAGTACAAAAATTATTAGTTGGTGTATCTTCTAAAGAATCATTACCAACACCAGCACTTACAGAAAAATTATTTGGTGTAAAGTTGTTTCCATTACCACTTGAATCTTTACCAAGTGTTGTTGCAGTAGTTCCAGAATTATCAGAAAAATTCAAATAAAATCCATTACTTCCGTAACCTCCTGTATATTTTTTAGGATTCCATTGACCTGTATCTGCATCTGTTTCACCAAAATACGATGCGTCTAACGAATATCCATCAAGAAAATTAACTTCTGCTAAATAACCATCAAGATGACTGTTAATTCTTGGATATTCCCCAATATAATGTTGTTCAGTATCATTGATTCTAAAGTTATCATTTTGGGACGGCATATTTGATTGATCGAAACTTGTTATCTGTTGACCATTCACATAAAACCTTAATCTACTATCAGAAGCAGTCGCACTAGATTGAGATTGAGTAGTATCTGCAACCACTACTATATGCAACCAAGCACTTACATCACGATAAACTGCACTAGTTTTTAAATCATTACTAGAAGAATATCGAAAATAAAGCTTGTTATCTTGATGGAAACCAAAGAAATCTTCAGATCCATCACCTGTTCCAACTGCTAATAATCCTTGATAAGTACCTAAATTTGATCTTTTTACCCAACAACTATAAGTCCATGTTTTCCTATTACTAGCACTTGATGGAGTCCTAGTTAGAACTGGAGAATCATCATCATTAAACCTTAGACTACGTCTTACTTCGTATCCCTTCTTCCCTGCTAGAAAGAAAGGTGATGGACTTCCTAAACTGCTCATTAGCTAAAGTTTCCAATAAACTGTGCAGATATTTTATTAGCTGATCGAGCAACCCAAGCGATCATATCAACTGCATTAACTCCTGTAGATAATGTAGGTGCTGTACCATCACTAAAATCCCAATACGATCCAAAAGCTGCGGTTCTACCACCAGTTCCGTCTTGAATTACAAATACAATACCACTTTGTCCAGCAGCAAGATTAGAAGGATTAGCAAAAGTAGTGTTACCAGTAAGAGTAACTGTAAAATTATTAGCAGTTCTAAAATCTAGAGTAATTGTAGATGAGTAAGAAACAGTAAGTACTTCTCCAATAGTTCCTTTTGTAGTAACCCTTCCGTTACCACCAGACGTTCCACCATTATCAAATACAAGGGTATTAAGTCCACTTGTTTCGTGTTTTACGTTAGTGACTTTTAGTGTACTCATTTAACTAGGTTTTGGGTTGTCAGTTTTTACTTTTTCACAAGCTGCATAATACGCTTCTAGTTTAGTAGAATCTCCCTTACTATTCCAGTACATTGCATCTGCAAAGTCTTCCAAAGATGGATATAAAGGCTGTCTAGTGGATTGATAACTAAGTTTATTTAGTTCAACTCTGGCAGCGTCAATTTTTGTTTGATCAAGGGTTACAGAATTACCATCTTTATCAAAAGCACCAGTAGAATCATCTATTTGTACAACAGTCGAATGACTTTTGTAGATAGCATCGTGGTCTAAACTCATGTTGGGTCGTACTCCATTACTGTTATTACTGAAATACCCATAGTATTATAAATATTATTGTCTGATGCATTACCTCTGTTGACGTAATAAGTTCCAGTACCAGCATATTGATGTGATATTTCAATGCTATAAGTATGTGCACCAACAGAGCCAGGGGTATCTAAAAAAGAAAAAGGAAAAGGCACAGGACCTCTTGCAGAAGCAGCAATATGAGCAGTAAACATATTTCGCCTTCTACTTCCATCAGCATCACCTATAGCTCCAGCTATTTGTGCGTTATCTCTTTCTAGCGAAACACTAATACTGGTATCACCTGAATAAGAAGAACCTAGAGAAATAAAGCCTTGTACTAAAACTTGATGTGAAGCATTTGAAAGAGTTATAGCCTGACTCAAACCAGAAACAGTTCCTAAAATAGTTCCATATTGACCACTACTGCTGACAGTAAAACTTTGAACATCAGTTTTTGTATCTTGTAAAACTTGAAGAATTTTTCCTCCTCCTCCTGCTGCTGCAAAACTTAAATTACCCGAACCATCAGTTTTCATAAACTGACCAGCCGATCCATCTGCATTTGGTAGTTTAAAAGCTACATCTGCTGCACTTGGAGCGTTGGTTGGAGCGTTGAGTGAAACAACATTACCGCCTGAGTGTTTTAGTGATATTTTGCTCATGGTTTAGGATATTTGTCTTTGATAGCTTTGATAGTAGTTTTCCAACCAACTACACCACTATGATAAATCGTATCAAGCTGATCTTCAATAGGGGGATATTCTGCAACTCTTTTTTCTTTATATTCATTAGCATTTTTCCATGCTGTATAAGCTGCATTTAGCTCATCATCTGTTGGCTGAGAATCACTATTTCCAGAATCCCACTCAATAATTTTATGTGGAGTTGGGCTTTGATCTAATCTATAACGATTAGTATGTTTTCCTAGCTGTAATAAAGCTAAATTAATATCTGTGTCTGAATTGATTGCCATAATTATGACTCCTTATAAATTTCAACCAAAGTAAATAACTCAACAGCACCCATACTATAATATCCTCTGCCCATTCCTGTAGTAGACTTTGTGGTTTCACAACGATGTTGTATTTCAAAAACTTTTGATCCCGAAATAGTAAACCTTGATGACACAAAAGATCTTTTAGTACTGTAGTCACTTGCATGAGCATATTCAGATGTCCCTATCTGAACATCTGCACTATCAGTTATATTGTAAATTTTTAATTTATGATTGTTTACACCTAAAGCTGGTGCAGAGGCTACAACCAAGTAGCTACCAGCAGCAAGTGTAAATTGATTACTACTAATTGACACGATTCCGTCTGGATCACTTAATTCTGCATTTAAATCTCTTGTTCTCCATGCACCAGAAGTGAACACCCCTCCGTCAGTACCTGCTGATTTTTCATCCCCAATAATCGCATAACTAGCAAATTTACCTCCAGCAGATATTCCAGTTCCAGAAATACCAGCGTCACTTATTGATATTCTTTCAACACCACCAGTTGAAAACTTGATGGTATTAGCAGAAGGAAAACTTATTCCTGTGTCAGCATCATCACCAGTTATAGCTGGTGCAGATACAGATCCAGCTACTCCTTTGATCGCTGGTGTTGTTCCTGATAGTTCTAAGCTCATAATTAAAGAATAACAAGAGTTGCCCCGTTTGGCACGACTACTTCTTTACCTGTATTTATTGTAGGCGATACTGTAATCGCATTTTTACCAGCACTTAATTGATAATTTTCCGTAATAGTTTGGCCTGTCTCTAAGAACACCTGATCTGTGCCGCCTCCAGTAGCTCCAGCACCTCCACCAAGCTCGCCCCAACCTGTATTTTTATACCCTTCAAATCTATTTTGATCTGAGTTATATCTAAATTGTCCTATTGCTGCTGCTGGTTGACTAGATTGTCCAGGTTGTTGTGCATCCGTTCCAACTGGAATTTTTAAGAATCCAGTAGATGACATCGTAACATCACCTGTCATTACAGGAGTTGCTGCTACAACATGACCAAAGTTTGCTTCATTTACTTTTCCTAACACAACATAAGTCGCAGTATCACCCGAAACTGATGTTGCTATTTTTAATTCATTAGTAGAAGTGTTTATATGAGGTTGATGTTGAGCTATATTTGCTGCTCCAGATGGATCGCTACTTCCAGAACTTATTGTTCTTAATGCTTGAAATATTTCATTCAGTTTTGCACGGACAGCAGCACCCGTTCCATTGGCTGACTGATAATTATTACCCGTTTCACTGGTAGTAGAGCCTGGTCTAGCCATTTAAAAAAGTAACATTGAACTTATTCTAACTTGCTTTACCAAATCCGACAGCTTGATAGCTGAAATTTCTATCAACTGAAGCATTTGAAGAGTTTTTAAAATGTACAGTAAACCCCGTTCCAGAAATACTAGTTAGTTCAAAAAAGTCTCCAGATTGCATATTCTGTGCGGTAATACCAATCGAGGGTAATATGCTATTTGCTCCACCTTCAGTATTAGCAGTACCTACAAAGAAAGGATGTTGGAACGTAATAGCTTTTGCTCCTGCTCCACTTGCTTCTGTTTGACTACTTCGTTCAATTCTTTGTTCCATGAAAGCCTCATAACCTAGTTGAAACACTCGAATATCTTGTGCAGGGTCATTACTTGTTAAATTTACTTTAAATTGAAAGCCTCTTCCTTTATATGTTCCATTTGCGAAAGTCTGAAAAGCACTGTAAGTGGGCGAGCCAGTATTCGGATTATCTTGGGTTACACGGACTAACATTTCAGCGTTTACATCAGTAGCAGTTAATCCTTCAAAATCTCCTCGTGCATCTAAATCTGGTATTGAATCAAATAAATCAGATGGATAAAATGCTTCTGTTAAAAAATGACGTTTTAAATCTAAAGTAAATACATTTCCTAAATCTAAGGTTGTACCTCCTGCCGTTCCACCAAATTCATAAGTACCTAATGGTGAAATACCTCCTATATCATCTATAGAATTTTCGGCATCAAAGTCAGTAATACTATCAAATTGTCCTGTACCAGTTAAATTAAGAGAATTTGTTGTCGCATCAAAAGCAACATTAGTTTTTGTTCCTTGAAATTTAGGAACATCTAAATCTTCTCTTCTTGTTTGAATTAATTTATCATCGACTGTATCTGGTAAATCTATAACTACACTTGCTTCGCCATTACTAAATCTACCACCATCATCTTGAAATTTAAGAATATATTCTCCTTCAAGTAATGGAACATCAGCGATTGTTGTATTACCAGCTAATGCCTCAACCAAATCTGTAGCATTTGAAAATGTTCCCGTTCCATCGGTTTTTGAGGAATGTCTTACATAAACACGGCCACCATGAGTAACGTCTAAATCTGTAGCTAAGTTCCAGCGTAATCTCATAGTTTTTTTACTTATAGGTTCACCTGTAAGTCCAGTAACATCAGCAGGAACAGCAGTTTTACCAACAGTACTAAAAGTCTCAGTCGCAGCCGTGGCACTCGGTTCTAAACCAGAGTTCAAACTACGGACAGATACTTCGTAAGATCCTACTTTTGTGTTAAATATTTCAAAATCAGGACTACTTGTTGTAGCAGAAACAATATTATTATCACCAAATCTATAGTTCACCATATAATTTGAAACACCCGTTACAGGTTTCCATCTAATAATTAATTTAGATACAGGCTGGTTATTAATAAGAACTATAGTTTCTTCATGATCCAATCCATCAGGAGGAGGTTTAAGTAGATTTAAAGTTGATATTTGTTGCGGTGTTATTGTTTCCCCATCTTCAATAAACGCGTATTTTTCGTTCACATAAGCTAATGCTGATATTCCATAACTAATCCCATCTCGCTCTTCAACAGACATTACTCTAAATGATTGAGCAGATACAGTATCATTCTCAAGCATCCAAATGCTATTAACATTCGGTGTCTGACTTAATGCACTCTCTAAAGTAATTACTTTGCCAGAAATAGAGGTTACATTTTTAGTTTCAACAGTGCCGTTAGGTAATATGACACTCAATTTAGGATTATTCTGATCTGATAAATCAGTATCACTAGAATTATCTACTGTTATTTGAGTTGTAGTAGCTGTATTAATTCTTCCTGCTCTTCTTATCCCTGCTCTCGCTGGATCGGAAATGCTGATAATCGCTCCAGGACGTACAACGCATCCTGATTCCATAGAAACAGAAAAGTTTACGGCTTCAGTTTCACGCTGTTCTGCAAATAATATAGCTTTTGCAAACCTTCTGGCCTGACCTCTACTTGTACACCCTAATGCTTTTACTCTTTTTACATGAAGTCCATATTTACTTCGATAAGCTGCTTCGGCTTCAACTTCTTCGTAATCTAAATCTCTAGTTTCCATATTAAAATAAGAAACTGCGACTACTGTACTTCTAGTTTTTAAACTGCTTCCTGTGTAACTAAAACCTTCTGGCCCAACATTAGCTAGTGTAAATAAATAACTTGGATCTTTTGGACTATCCTGAGTAAGAAGTAATGCTCCTTCAGACCAAATAGGCATACATCTCATTATTCCTGATAAAGTATTTATGACAGAAAATGCTTCAACGCTTGTTTGGATATTTATATTGCAAGCAAATCTAGCTTCCTGTCCACCAAATCCATCTGATACAAGAGTATTAGAAAACTTACTGGCAGTTACAAATGAAAATAAATCTAAATTACTATCAATAATATGATTACCCAATCCATATCTAGTATTAGTAAGTAAGTCAAGAAGTATCATGGCAGGACAAGTTGTCCATTGAGCAGCACCCATAACACCATTAAAAATGTAACCAGTAGGATATTCTATTCTTCCAGTTTGCAAATCTACTGTTGGAGTGCCTGATGAATTAGCTCCTGCACCTGGGATTCTTACTTTTACTCCTCTTACTCTAAATTTTCTACCAGGAATCCTACTGAAAAACTCTGAATCTAAACGTAGTCTTGTATATGCACTGTTTGGATATGTGCTTGAATCATCCTCTAATTCTGAATAAGACTGCCAGATTAAATCTCTTTGTATTCTATCTGTACTGTTTGCTGATGTTTTTACCAAGCGAACATCTACAGGATGAGCACCAGTGAGTTCAATCCTATATTCTCTGTTATAAGCATCGGCTGTTCTACCTCTTATAGTATCAGAATGAATTGTAGTAAAACCACCGCCATTATACTGAAGTTGAATATCAAAACTAACTGAAGAACCTACAACATCTCCATCATCTTCAATAACTTGCAGGATAGGAACAGTAACAGTAATTTTTACAGCATCTAAATCAGAATTATTAGTAAGTTGTCTTGTTATCGGACTACCATTTTCAACTTTCACTCCTACGTTAAAAAGAGAGGCACTTCCCGAAACCTTAGACATTTTTGCTTGGGGATCTGTACCAAAACGAATATCAAGATCTACATTTTGATGATTGAAGTCAACATTTTGTGGATCGGTTGAATCAGCATTTGAAGATAAAATTGGAGTGTCATCTAAAAAAATATCTTTTTTTGCAGCATTTTTATATGCAGTAGTACCTTTAGTTCTTCCTTCTTTAGAAGGACTTGAAAAACCTTCTATCTCACCTTCAGAAATAAGATCAAGTAAAGTAGCGAACTGTTTACTATGTAAATTATCAGGTGTAATGGTTGGTGGATCTTGGCCTCCACCTTTACCGCCACCACCACCAGATCCAGCTATATGTTTATTATCTTCAATCATGCTTGTACCGCTTCTGTATCTACATCACCACTTATAACAACTGACCCTGTAAATATTTCACCATAAACAATAGGAACAGGAGTACCAGCCCTTGCTGTGTTTTGTGTTCCAGAAAAATTAAATGATATTTGTGGATTATCTTCAAATGTAGGATCTTGAGTCGGATATAACATTTCGCCAACACCTTGAAGTATTAAACCAGCACCAATCGCACTTAAACCTGTACCTACAAGGGTTCCTCCTATTCCTCCCACTGTGAATCCTGCT